AATCCACGAGGACCCTACCATTCTTCTTGAAATCCTTGACAAGAGTCTGCAATAATCTTTTGTCTTTTCCCCCATACAAATGCTTCCGTACTTTCGCAGTATGGAAGCATTTTTCAATTTATCCCTACCCACAGATTGGCAGTCATTATCTGACAGCCAATTCCAATATTTCTTCACGCAGCTCTCGCATGATTTGCCAATGGAAGAAATACTCACTCTCTGTCTGTTCAAATGGGCAGACCTAAGGGTATTGTGCAAGACGCATGACGGCAGCTATATCGTGAAGCAGCGCCATGCGCCCAAGCAGGAGGCTACGCTCACCATCAGACAAGTGCAAGCAGCCACAGCTTCGTTGGACTTCTTACGGCAATTCGCACCGTTGCCGGTTCGCATCACTAAAATCGGAAGAGCCACTGCCATCGCCGCCGACTTTCAGGGTGTGCCATTCTCGACGTTCATCTCTGCCGACAACTATTATCAGGGCTTTCTCCACACCAAGAACGAGGCTTTGCTTAGCCAACTCGCCACGCTTCTGTACCCAAAGGTCAAGTCGCGTCAACTAACAACACCGCTTTTGCTTAACGCCTTCTACTGGTTCTCGTCGCAGAAGCATTACTTCGCCCGACTATTCCCACACTTCTTGCAGCCGATGCCAACCGACGAGCAGAACCTACTTGGCTACGCACCGCCCATCGGCGAGGTGCTACGAACTGCCATGAACGCACAGATCCGTGCGCTTACCGGAGGCGACATCACCAAAGAGGAAGCGGTGCTCTCGATGGACACATGGCGAGCACTCACAGAACTCGATGCTAAGGCTAAAGAAGTTGAAGACATTAAACGACAAACGAAATGACAAACAAGAACATCAATTGGGATGCCACCGCCTTCTTTGCATCCCTTACAGAAACAAACAAGTTTGCTCAATCCCATGACTTTGTCTTCGCAAAGGTCAGCGGACTCGACGGCTTCGAGGAAGCCTTGCATCAGCTCCAGTCCGCCACGGCTATCATTGCCGTCAGCGACATCAGCCAGGGCTATATCGAGGTGAACAACAGTCCGCACACTCGAAGGGTGAAGACGGTCTTCCTCGCCATGCGCCACGCCATCGATGACATGGCAGCACGCCAACTGTGCATGGACACCATGCGCGAGCTGTTCCGACAGTTTATGAGCAAGCTCATCCTTGAAAAGACGAAGCAGGAGCAGCATAATATCTATCTCGACTCTCGTATCTCCTTTCAGGAAATCGACCAATACTTCTTCTCTGGCTGCGCCTGTGCTTTCTTCCAAATCGCCGTTGACACTTATACCGATTTACGTTATGACCCCACTGAATGGCAATGACCCACAACTGCAAGAACGTGAGAAGTTCGTCCTTGCCTTCAACGATACGATGCTCAAAATATGGCGTGAGCAAATGACTCTCCTCGGTGTAATCGACACCGGACGTTTGCTTCACAGCCCCAAGTCCCTACCCGTAAGAGCGGACGGACGATTTATCGAGCTCGGACTGTCACAGTCTTTCCTCGAATATGGTCTTTGGCAGAACTTCGGTACGGGCAAGGAGATTCCAAGAGGTAATCATGGCGACATCGGGCGTGAACGCAAGCGCAAAAAGAAACCCTGGTTCTCCCGTAAGTACTACGCTTCCGTCATGAACCTCCGCGACTTCCTTTCCGACAACATCGCTCACGAGTTCGTCGGTGTCGTCGCCCAGGCGCTCGACGACAAGTATGTGCGCTATAATCACTAACAATGTCTTTTCTCCATCTAAAAGTCAGCCATACCTTTGCTAAAAACAAGCAAAAGTATGGCTGACATTTCATCTATCACATCTCTCATCACCTCATTTCGCAGCGAGACGCGCGAAGAGGCTATAACGCCCGAAGTTCTGGGCGCACTGTTGCAGAAAATCGCTGACCTTTTGGGCAAAGCTGCCCTGCAGACGGATATGGGTCGCCTTGATAATTGGCGCTCGGATCTTGCACGCATCGGCTATGTGCTGACATCGCTCACCGTCGGCTCGGACGACCGCAACAACGTGTATTTCACGTTGGGAAAGGCGAACCTCTCTACTGGCATCAATCAAATTGCAAACAATTCCATTCTCATCCGCCAAGCCACTACCGAACGTGCCGGTGTCATGCGTGCGCAGCAGGTACAGGACTTGAACAAATGTAAGTCCGAGCTATCTTCGTGCATCGCTTCTATAAATAAGGTGCAGGAGGCTCTTGTGAATTTTCAAAAGGCTACTCAGAGTCTGAGCCTGCGCATTTCAAAGAACAACAATGAAATCGGAAACAACGCTGAAAGCATACAAGTTCTTCAATCTGACCTCAAATCGCTTGCGTCGCAGATAAAATCGTTGCAAGCTGACATTCTGAAGTTTGCCACAATGAAGCAGGCTACGCAGATGCACATTGAATGTATCATCACTGACAGCACTCTCGTGATACAGGATGCCCACCGTTATATCCGGCAAGGGCTTACCCCAGTCATTTTCCGACACTCGGTGCGCACAAGTCGCAAGCAGAAAAATGAAAATGGTGTACGTGAGTATCTTCCACGGCGACGTGGCTGGAACCGCTTTTATGACGACCGAAAGATTAGTGTGAATAATGGCGACGAGATTTCTTTCCGTTTGGATAAGGAGGGCGACCCGAACAGAGGAAAGTTTTTTACTGAGCCTGGTGTGTTGTTCGGCGACTGCCGTGCCGTCATCGACCCCAATACGCAAAGGCTTTCGGAAGTCCGCATTTACTTTGGCAAACGCTCATTTAACATTCTCGGCATCAACCGCTATTTCCGCTTCGCCATCGGATTTTACAAGAAGTCTAAAGATTACGGTCCGTTCCAGTTCGGTGAACTCCGAACTAACCTCGCTGAGTTCAAGGTTATCGCAAGGGCTGATACATTAGATAGTAGCAACAATTACGAACTCACCTTCATTTTCAGTATGTAAACGAAAAGAGCCATGGTTTCTCCGCAAGGAGGCCACCACAGCTCGGATGCAAAATGGTGTTCGCGACACCACGCTGCCAAAGAGCAATGGTCCAATCGACCACAACTCAATCGCAAAGATAATGCAAATCGAATGCAGAACAACAAGCGTGCTTGATTGTTATGCTGAGATGCAGCTTATCTTATACAAAGATAACCACATCATATTAACTCTCAAAAGACAATTCATTATGACAAAAGAAACTAAGGAAAACGTGCAGATTGTATCTGCCATAGCTATGCTCATCGGTGGATTTCTCCTCGCTGTCGCAGGATTCATCGTACCGCCCACCGGACAAATCCACGAGTCTGTCCTGGGTGTATTCGCAGAGTGTCTTATCTACGCCGGGTCTATCTTCGGTGTCACTATCTACATACAGACTAAGTATGCAGAACTACGCTCGTACCTCGACGACAAGCTGAAACGGAAGGAGGAGAAGAATGCGCAAGATTGATCTCATCATCGTCCATTGCTCTGCCACGCCTGAAGGCAAGGACTTCACCACGGCAGACATCGACCGCTGGCATCGGCAGCGAGGCTTTGCCTCAATCGGATATCACTTCGTCATCTACCGCGACGGCTCTGTGCATCATGGCAGACCGCTCGCACAAGTGGGAGCGCACTGCCAAGGGCACAACGCCCATTCCATAGGAATCTGCTATATCGGTGGCTTGACCACCGACGGCAAACACCCTAAGGATACTCGCACGGAGGAGCAGAAATCCGCATTGGTGGCACTTCTTCGTAAACTCAGAGTGCAGTTCCCCAATGCCAAAATCCGAGGACACAGAGACTTCGCTGCCAAAGCGTGCCCATCATTCGATGCCACGGCAGAGTATGCAAACATCTAAACCCTACGATATGAAACATATCCTAATTCTTATTCTTTGTGCATTTGTACTGTCGTGCAAGAGCACAAAGACAGCATCATCATCCAATGAAAGTGAGCGAAACGCCGTTTCGCAAGCTCAATGGCGATCCGTTCAGAATCTTTCATTCAGTTCTCTACAGAGGCTTACCGCCCTTTCATTCGATAGCTGCGTCTTCACATTCGGGGGTGTCGACACGTCGGCAACCCCTCAATGTTCCAACATCAGCTATCCATCGGGCAAGCCCCTGTTCTATGACAAGGCAAAGCCTCCATCTTATCACGGCAAGCCTTCAGCAATAAGTCACGGCAAGCCGTCTTCTCTCAGACTCTACGGATTTCACCTTTCCCAAGAGGAAAAGGAGGAGTCCGCAGCTGCACAGCAGGTGGAAGACAGCATCGCAATAGCGAAGCAGTCTTCATCCGACAAGTCGCAGGACATCATCAAGTCAAGGTCTTCAGTACCTTTCACGGCAAAGCTCGCTATTGCCGTCCTGATGATGATAACGGCAGTAGCCGTCATCTTCTTTATCCGTCGCTATCTCGCCGGCAGACGACGACACTTCGGTCACAGGCTCCCGAATTCATTACCTGGCAGCTCCGGCGGTGCATTGTTCGGTGGCGAGGACAAGCCATTGCATGGCTAAGTGAAATTGTGGGGTGCTCCATTGCGTTCCGTCGCTTTGGGCTTCTGTTGCAAAATAAGTATGCCACTTCCCTGATCCGCACCATGTCTCTTTTTCTCGGATGTGAGGAGGACAAATCGCCTGAAGTCGAATAGTCCTCCATACATTCGAGAAAAGTGCAAGCACACAAGTCACGGTACGGGGTAAGCAACATACACATTTCTCCACGGCAGCCCAAAGCCCCTCCACTTCATTACACGCCCCACAATTTCACGGCTACGCCAGTCCTCGCCACCGAACAATGCACCACCTACGCACATGATTGACGCATCACCCAGCTAAGCAACGCTTGCAGCGAGCTTGTCTGACCTCCTCGTCAATCATCAACACGCAAGCGTCATCCGTCTTCCACGTCATTTCATTCCGTCATTCTTCTCCACATCTGCGATGTCATTTGTTTTTTTAGCACATCGAAGATGTCTATCTATCATCATCAAAGGTGAATAGTGTTGCACACCCTTCACCTTTCTTAATAGGTACGGACACAAGCTCCATTGCATTGCGCATAAGTCCGTGCAGCTTCGCTCTATTGTTTATCATCTCGCTATGCTCAATCTTCTCTTCTTCAGCCGAAAGGCAGTGGCTCTCCACTCCCGTGTCCGTCCGTTATGCGCCACATCCTTTCGTCCACTGTTGCGAAAGGATATTGCGCTACATTCCATTACGTTATCATTCCGGAGTTTCTCTATGACTCTGCGAGCCATGGAGAAGTCCTACATTACCACTTCATTACATTCCACTTCATATCCATTCGCTTCGGGTAAGGCAGAGCCTTCTGCTTCCTATAAGGCTGCGCCTTCATGGTTTGGTAAAGCTGCGCTTTCTATTGTCTGTCAATGCGAGAAAGCCGTCTGACTTATGGCAATCAAGATTGCTATAAGTCTGACAGCACTCTCGCTTATTCAAATAGGTATGGCAGAGGTATGGGATAGAAAAGGTAGTGCGCCTAATGTCGGGCAAGACCGACAGGCGCATTACCTTTTTATCCCTCACCACTGCCGCATTACCGCCCGATGGGTCGGGCGTGGCGTGGTGGCTCGCTTGGTGTGGTGGGCGGTGGTTCAGTAGCACGAAAGAGCGCAGTATAAAGCCGAAACCTTCGCTTTTTCTCGCATATATTGCAACATCCGCAAGTCATTGATGCCCATCCGATACCCAATAGCCTTTCGTAGTACGGCAAGACCCTCGGTTTGCTCGGCTTGGAGGCTTAAAGTGCCGAAAATAGAGCGTTTGACGCATCCGAAACCCTATATCGTGCCGAAACCCGATGCTTTGCCGAAACCTTTTGTTTGTTTCAGCCTTATTTGCTCAAGCCGAAACCCTATATCGTGCCGAAAACTCGGTGTTCTTCCGAAACCTTTTGCTTGTTTCTGCCTTATTTGTTCAAGTCGAAACCCTTGTTTTTCGTGGAACTTGGAGTTGTTGGGCATCAGCGTGAAACCTCGGCTCGCTTTCGTCATCAGCGAAACTTGCAAGCCTTTTTCGTCACTTTCTGCCTTTTCGCCTTTTGGCGCAACTAAGGCGGTTTTGCGAGTGTGAGAAACTAAATATTAACATTTGTTTACATATTCCGCAAAGGTCGGGCGGTTGTAGTCGTCAGCAAGGACAGGGCGGTCGGGGGGTCTTTATCAAGACGGGTTAAGGGAAAATCCCTTAACAATCCCTTAACGGCTTGATACACAAGCCTTTCGTTTTTCTATCGCTTAATTTTCGTCGGTTTTTGTCGGCGCCAGAGTGCCTAAATCGGGCGAAACTGCCTTATTTCTCGTCTTTTGAGTGGTGTTTGAGCGGTGTTATTTTTGCGTATCATTAACCAATAAAATTGAAAGACGTATGTCGAATATAAACACCAATGCGACAGTTACGCTCACTGTAAACGGAAAACAGGCGGAAGATATGCTCCTGAAACTGAAATCTCAGGCTGCAAACCTCGAAAAAGCCATTGAGAAAGCGGCAGCAGCAGGAAACAAACAGCAACTCACGAAGCTAAAGCGTGAACTGAAGGAGACTAATCGCCAAATCTCGCAGATTGAAAATGCTGCAAAAGGGGTCGAGCATGTTCTGCAACGACTCGATGAAACTTCGCCAAAGGAACTGAACCGCACATTGTCACAGCTGAAGCGTAACCTTAATGGGCTTGAACGGGGAAGCGAAGAGTGGAACAGACAATGTGAGGCAATAAAGCGTGTAAAGGCGGAGATTGCCAAAGTGAACTCGCAGTTGCGAGAGAATGAGAGCCTGTGGGAACGGATGAACCGAAAGTTGAACGACTGGCAAACAGCTCTTGCCGGCATTGCTGCTGCCATCACGGGTATCATCATGGCAGGACGCTCGGCGGTGAACGCTTTTGCAGATATGGACCAGGAGATGGCGAATGTGCGCAAATTTACGGGGATGAACGCTTCGGAGGTGGAGCAACTGAATGAGGACTTCCAGGAAATTGACACCAGAACGGGGCGTGAGGAGTTGAATAAGTTGGCGCAGGAAGCTGGACGATTGGGCAAAACATCGCAGGAGGATGTCTTGGGCTTCGTGAAAGCTGCCGACCAAATCAATGTGGCTTTGGACGACCTCGGTGATGGGGCTACGCTGACTCTTTCAAAATTGACAAACATCTTCGGTGACGAGGAACGCCTCGGCACGGAGAAGGCTCTGCTTGCCGTGGGTTCCGTTATTAATGAGTTGTCGCAGAACTGCACGGCTTCGGCTCCATATCTCGCAAACTTCACACAGCGCATGGCTGGCGTGGGTGCCCAGGCGAAGATGACTATCCCGGAAATCATGGGCTTCGCTGCGGTGCTGGATAGCCAGGGACAGGCGGTGGAGATGTCGGCAACTGCTGTTTCCAAAGTCATTATGGATATGTTCAAGGAGAACGACAAGATAATAAAAGCTACTGGACTTAATGCGAAGGAGTTTAACGAAACGCTGAAGAAGAGCACTAACGAGGGACTTCTTATGTTGCTGGATCGTCTGCACGAATTGGGCAACATCGACGTACTGGCTCCAGTCTTCAAGGATATGGGCGAGAACGGTGCCCGTGCTGCGCAGGTGATTTCAGCTCTTGCTGGTAACCTCGATTTGGTGCGATGGGAGCAGGAGGAAGCTACTAAGGCGTTTGCAGAGGGTACATCTGTCACGAATGAGTTTAATGTGCAGAACAGTACGGTGCAGGCAGGACTTGACAAAGCTCGCAAGGGTGTGACGGAGATGGCGGTGGCACTCGGTGAGCAGCTGCAGCCGATAATGAAGCATGTCATCTCTTCCACCACTTTGTTGTTGAAGTTCATGTCTACTTCTATCACGTTCATAAAGGAGAACGCTTTTACTTTGGCTTCGCTGACTGCTGCTTTCATTGCCTATAAGATTGCGGTGAACGCTTCAAACATTGCCTTCAAGGCGCATTATGCGTGGCTTGTTATCTGCAAGACGGCAACGGCTGCGTACAAAACTACGGTGGCTACCTTACATGCTGCGCACTTACTTCTGCAGATGGGGCTCGCAAAACTGCAGGGCAACTGGGTACGTCAGTCATGGCTGATGTCGGACCTCAAAAAGCAGGGTGCTCTGCTCGCATCGGGCTATGGTGCGATAGCTGCCGGAGCCATTGCTCTCGGTGCGGTTCTGTATAAGTTATACAAGAAGATGACGGAGGTGTCGCAAGCAGAAAAGGATTTGCAGGAGATACGCAAGCGTGGGCAAGAGGGCATCATCGACGAGAAGAACAAGATTGATGCGCTTATTGCTGTGGCTCGCGATGAAACGCAGTCGCTGAAGGACAGACACACGGCGATTGATGCGCTCAACAAGATTATCCCGAACTATAATGCCCAGTTGGATGATACCACGGGCAAGTATAAGGAGAATAAGAAGGCTCTTGATGATTACTTGAAGTCGTTGACTCGCAAGTATGAGATTGAGGGTGCTAAGGATAAGTTGCGTGATATCGGAAAGCAGCGTGTCGACCTTAATCTGGAAAAGCAGAGGCAGGAGCGTGTCGTTGCCATGGATGAGATGGAGGCAAGGACGGAAACGGTTATGCCGGGTCAGGAGGGAAAGGTGGTGCAGTTGGGTGTCAACTCGTTGCGTGCCTCGAACAGACGTGCGCTTGCCAAGACAAAGGAGGACCTGGCGGAGCTTGACCAGCGTGAGGCGAACATCTTAGGCATATATGGCGAAGACATCAAGAAGGAGGCACTCAATGACGCGAAGAAAGAACAGAAGCAGGAACAGCAGACGCAGAACCCTCCATACACGCCTCCTAAGACGGACAAGAAGACAAAGACAGAGGATGTGCTGAAACCGCAGAAGGACTGGAAGACCAGGGAGCAAGCTCTCAACCGCATTGCGTATGCCAAAGGTGAGAAGGACTTTGAGGAGTACACGAACCGCATGACGGAGATTGATATGGAGTACAATCAGAAAGTTATGGCTAATGGCAAAGCTACGAGTGAACAGAAGCTGGAAGCGGAAGCAGCGTACTATGAGGCGAAGAAGAAACTCGCTGATGACAAGAACACGCAATCGGCGAAGCAGGAGAACGACTACTATAAAGAACTTGTTGCTACGGAGAAACAGCGGTACATTGATGGCAAGGTGGATCAAAAAACGTTTGATGATGCGCTTGAACTCATGGAGTTGGAGCATCTGCGCCGTTTGACGAAGGTCTACACGGACGGTTCTAAGGAACAACTGCAAGCGCAGAAGAATTATCAGAATAAGCTCGTTGAAAACCAAAAGCGTAATCAGAAGACCATCGAGGACAACGAGAAGAAACATCAGAAGGAGCTTGCCAAAATCAAAGAGGACTACTTCGGGGATAACAAGTCGGAGAAGAAAGAGAAGTATGATAAGGACTCTTCCGCTTTGGATGAAGTGTATGCCCAGGAGATAAAGGCTGCTGGCGACGATGCTAAGGAGAAGCTGCGCATCGAGGAAGCGTATCAAAAGGCAAAGGTGGCACTGGCTAAGAAGTACGGCCAAGAGTATAACGACACAAGCAAGAACTTCCTCGAAAACATGACGGAGGACATCACTCTAAGTTTGCAGAAGAATGCGACGCAGTCGCATAAACGTTAAATAATCAAGGTAAAACTATGATTGCTAAAGACAGTTTCGTACCTTTGTTGTAAAAAGGTAGAATC